TCAGGAACTTGTTCGCACCTTCCTTAGGCCATTTTCAGGTACAGAAACGGTCATCTCACCAAGCGTGGGATGAATTAGCGTCCCGCTGCCCTTGGTTTCACAAGCGGCGATCAATGCTATCCTCTGGGATATGGCATCTCCACCACCGTATATGAGGCTATCCTGAACGAGGAACCCTTTGAGGACAAAACGACGGGTCCCTCTCCCCATATCCTCTATCCAGGCGGTATCCCTGTAAGGGTATTCATGCACTGCCTGACGGCGTCCGTGACTCCCCTCTTCACTGATGATGGCAAAGGGGACTCCACGGAAGGAGCATGGTCGAAGCTGACTTTGCCAGTCATCAACCGTATCTCCCCCCATCAGGGATGTGATCGCATCCTGAATGATTGCCATCAATCCTCCGGAAATAAAAAAACCGCCGGTACAGGCGGTTATTTGTTAATAATTCATGGGAGTGGTAATTTTCCCATTATTTTCTACTTTATAGGTTTTCCTCTCTCCTTTATCGTTAATCATGGTTATTTCCAGTTTTAACGGTTGCTCAGCCAGGGCATCAGCAATGGATCGAGATATATTTTCGGCAATCACGTTAACATTCCCATCTCCTTCGCCAGGAGACAGTATGGAAGGTGGCCTTCCTCCACCTCCCGCACCAGAAATGATATCCCGGCGCTGCTGCGTCAACCTTTCCGGATTTCTCATTCCAGACCACTGATCATCCATAATGGCTGACTGTATCGCTTTTTTCAGTTGCTCTTCCGTATATGGCTGCGACCCTTGCTCATGCTGAATCATTGCCGCCATCAACGTCTTAAGAACTTCGGGGTTATGCAGATCAAGGCGTTGACGAGAATCATAACCAGTCCTGGCAGATACATCGTCAATATATGCACGCGTGTTGTTCTCAGAACTCGGAGCATATGTATGAATAATTCCTCCTGGCGTATTATTTCCCCGGTCACCATAAAGCATTAGCTGTCGAGCCATTGCTGCCAGTCCATCGTTATCAGTGGCGAATGTAGAAAACCCCTGATTTCGCCCCGTTGAGTTTGAAGCCTCTCTCAGATTTCCAGGGTTATGGTTTCTAAAACCCAGAGTATTTTTGCCATTTGAATTATAGATAACTGGCCCACGCGCAGGATCTGGCCGGGTAATAGCGTTGACATCGTCAAGAAGCTGCCTGGAGCGATCCTTGCTGTAAAAATACTGGTGATACTTCTTCCTTGCCTCATCGGTCATAACGCCAGCAGTCAACTGGTTTTTTTCATTTCCGTTGAGGCTCTTCTGAAATTCAGGATCTGCCAGCGCTCTGCGCATCAGCTCGGAGTCGTCGCCTTTGTTTTGTCCAGCAAACCGCCCCATGGAAATGTTGTCGAAATTATTCGCCAGCATATCTGTAAAGCCATTCACCATATCGGTAAGGCCATTGGTATCAAGAGCGGCATAAACCTTACGTTCAAGCTTTGATTTGAATCCATCCCATGAGGCGCTCGCTTCCTTAACTGCAACGTCAAAGTTTTTTAATTGCTGGTTGAGCGCGGGATCTACTGTCAACCCCACCTTATCCGATTTTGCCAGAAGAGCAGCATATTTTGCGCCTTCACGCATGAGCGTCAGCATCTCAGGTGTTAAACCCATCGCATCGGCAAATGACTTTTGTTGATCAGGCCGAAGTTTTGGGAAAATCCTTGCGATTGACTCAAGCGTCCTTAGCGTGTTGACAGAACCATCATTATTTCTTTCAATTTGGGCACCAATCTGTGCCATTGCAGCCATGACACCCGCATTTTTACCGCTATTTGCTTCGTTGAGAGACTTGAAGATCCCCTCGATAGAAGATGCAGCGCTTTCACTGTCAGCCCCTACAAGCTGAAGAGCCCCGGAAAGTCGGGAAAAGTCCTGAACACTCATAGCAGTATTTTGCGCATGTGTGTTCAGGTCATAAGCGCCTCTGGCTGCTTCCCGGTAGCTTTCTGCGAGCTTACCTGTCGCATATGCAGCGCCGCCGATAGTACCGATAACTCCACCAGCCAGCCCCAGCCCAGCCAACTTGCCTGCCAGTTCTCCCACTATTTTCATGGGGGGGATCATGTCGCCGATAAACTGAACGTTATCGCGTGCAGTCCGGGCCATAATATCCAGCCTGGAATTATATCCGTTCAGCCCATCAATCGTCTCCTGCCCACCTAACTGCAAGCCCTGTCGGGTCTTCTCCAGTTGGGGTTCAAGGTTGCGAACAGCCTCGTCGATCTGTGCTATTGCTTCGCTGACATGATCACCGGCCACCAGTTCAAAATCAAAAGAGTTACTCATCGCGTGAAGATTTCCTGATTTTGTTAATCCTTGAGGCCTGTGATACCCACCACTTCAGACGGGAGTAGGTCATGCCCCACGCCCTGTCCTCAGTCCAGCGGAAATAAAATGTCACTTCAGCAGCAAGTTCCTGCCATGCTGTCAGGGCTGCCAGGTCAAAAAACTGAGCAGGTAAACCTCGCACTTGCGGAAGTCGATAAAATCCATCGGCTGCAGCACGCTTTCGCGGGTGTCAGATACCAGAGAAATAAGTAAGCGCATTGCCGCAAGAGAGGTTGAAGAAGACTGCTTTTCGTAAAACTGCTCAGCCTGGCTCAGTGTCGGCGCTTTAAGCTCAAGTTGCTCATAGCGCGTTTTCTGTGCCACATCTTCAAGAGGCGTTGTAAGAACAATGATTTTCGTACGTTCTAATTCAGCCATCTTAGTTCTCCGTGACCTCAAACCCTTCCCAGCGAACATCGAACACTGCATCTTCGCTTTCAACTTCCTGGACGTTTACCGTCCAGAGCCCTCGACCAATAATTGTTTTGCCATTCGCCAGTTCCGCGATGACGTTGACATTGGTCTGTTTGTTAAAGCCCTGCACATTTGTGCCGCCACTATCGCGCAGGCGGGCGGAAATGTACGGCGCAACAGGCTTTTCTTTATAGCCGTGTACGCCATCCATTCCGGTCAGCGTGGTACGGTTTACCGTTGAGGGCTGGTATTTGAACGAGCCTTCAACCATGACCGACACACCGTTAACGGTGACATAGGCAGTACCGGCAATGCGGTTAGAAGTATCAGCCATGACTTATGCTCCTGTTGATTCAGCCTGCAGGCGGAACTGGTTAAGCAGCGCAAAGATACGCAGCTGATTGATCAGGGTTCCCGGCCACAACACATCGACGCGGTTCGGATTTGATGCGTTTTGTTCAACGATAATATTTTTCGCGAACGCTTCGGCATCCTGTGCATAGCCGTTAAACACCAGCGTCTGGTACTCAGCGATCTGATCGGCCTTGATGATATTAGGCGTGACAATCGGCTGCCCGGGTGCAAAACGGGTTCCATCGGCGGCCAGCTTCATTCGCCCGAATTTACTGGTCACGGCGGTGCGAAGATAACGCGTGACGAACATCAGGCTGAACAACGTTTCTACCTGAAGATAGCTATCGTCTTCGTCGCCGTAGCTGTTTTTCTGATAGGTGGTGATGACGTTTTCAACGTTGACAGTCCCATCATCAGCGACGGTGTACGTTGAAATACCGCTATACAGAAGGTTATTGCGCTCGGTCAGCTCAAACCGGTCTGACAAATCTGGTGCCAGAACACCATAAATTGGCAGGCTCTGCAGAGGACGACCAGGATCATTACGCAGGCTCGGAGCAATAGCCCCAACCAGCGCCGCTGACCAGATGTAACGTGGCGTTGGAGAACGATAAACGCCCAGCAATGTTTCGTGCTGGTTATTACGCGCCTCACCCTTCGTTCCCAGCTCGGCATAAGTTCCAGACGTAGTACCGAAGGCGTGGCCATAAAGTTGTTTATCCCACGCCCAGCGGCCAGAGGCATCGTTAAGAAACGCCTTCATCGCATCAAGAGATGCGGTGTCGTCGTAGGGGTTAACGATAAAGTCAAAGGTTTTATCCTGAAGATTGCCGAGCGCATCGACAAAATCAGGAGCACCTGCGCCACCAGACATTGCCGTAATAGTGAGAGTCAAGCCAGCCGGTGTAACCTCACTCCCCTGCGTACCGAGATAGTTAAGGCGAATATCAATGCCATTACCCAAAAGCCCAGCATTTTTTGCGGTAAGCTCGACGGTATCAGTGGAGTCAGATTTTACGGCAGCAGTAACCGGCAGATCAGTTTTCTTGGAAATGGCTGCTACCATCGCTGCGGCAATCTGTACTGGTGTATCAGTTGCCAGGACAGTCATTTGCACGCGGATCCCGGCGATATAGAGCGAGATAACCCCGGTCTCAGAAGCCTGCGAGGTGACTTTAATAGTCCCTTTAGCAACTGTCATAGATTCAGAGTCATCCGCCAGAGGCAGGATCCAGACTTCTGCAGCGGTATCATTTTTTTGATACGCCGTCATCATTCCATGCAACTGAGAACCTTTGCCACTCAGGTCCCCAACTCCATTCGGGGAGGAAACTTTAACAGGGATATTGGGCACAGCTGACCCACTGGACAGCATCTGCCCAATCAGCAGAGTGCGCTGGGTTGCCGTAGCGGTATTGGCCATGGAGTTGTCAAACTCCACGTAAAACAACGGCGTCCGGAGGTTACTGGGGACGCGTGAAAACGGAACGGTCATTTACTGTCGCCCTCTTTTTGAGTGGTGCTCTTCACACCTTTTTCCTGAACCGGGATTACGTCGCCATCCTTCAGTCGGCGGCGCCAGAATGTATTATCCGGCACGTCAGCGCCTTCTTTGGGCAATGCTTCGCCCCGGACAGGGCAGCGCACGCTGAGCCCATCTTTTGGTTTTACAAACATGGATTACTCCTGAAGGTTAATACTGGTTCCCGGACGCGGCGTACCGTCAGGCATGGTTATAGTGATATCGACCCCTTCGAGCGGAGGCGGGTTAACAGGATAAAAATCTTCCGGCCCCTGATAATGTTCAATGTCGATTTCAAACAATAACTGCCCCATATGCGCCTCACCGTCAGCATCAACATTTATCGTTGATCGCACTTCCGCGTACTTCTGGATTTTCCTGGTGAGTTCATAGCTATTGATAACAGCCCTCTCAACCTGCTCTCGCAAATTTTCCAGGGCTGTTTCAGCACGCATAGCGCCATCATCATCAGTTTCACCATCATATTCCTGGACACGACCAGTAATACGAACGGTTGTTACCGTGGTGAAGGCTGGCGTATTACGCCCAAGCGCTTTCTTGTGGTCAAAAGGTGTCTGCACCAACAGCGCAGGATAAATCGCCGATGAGGTTGGCCAGTCTCGCGGAGAATAAACGCGGTCGCCCGCATCGGTATGACCGACAAGGGCTGTAACCACCATAGTGCGAATAGCTGAAGCATTCATCGTGATTTCACCACATTCAGAACCAGGCGAGATCCGCCATGGCTGTCAGGGTTGATATTGGACACCACGAATAACTGATTAATGACGTGACCACCCACAGTTTTAATGAATACCCGATCGGATACTTCTGGCTGAGGCTTCCCAAGACGCCGGAATTCGGCATCACGAACACCCAGCATTGGACTTGAGGTGTTAATCACAGAATCCCCATCAAGATTTTCATCTACCTGGGAATACCCGCGGTCAAAAATTCCGTTAATCGTGAATGGAGCACCGACTTTAGGTCGGTACTCATGCTCATCACCAAAGACACCATGAAGCGGACTTAAAAGATGTAAATCCCAGTCCACGCCCATAGTGATTACTCCGAAGTAACGCTAACCGCCGGGGCCGCAGAGAGTAAACGCTGGCGCAGAACCTGAATATCAGCAATAACGCCAGCAGCCAGCAAGCGAGCAGCGTCATCACCAGATACCAGAATGCGCGTATTTTCCCGGTACACAACGCCGTCATGACGGATACAGTTGCCTTTGAGCACAACATACTCAGGCGGTGCTGCCTCTTCGTTGCCTGACTCATCACCACCGGATGAATCTGCAACGTCTCCGTCATACTGCTGATCACCGGTATCTACGCCATCGGCGCCCGCACCCTCAGCATTAAGGTCGTCAATCCCGGTCCCGCCGTCGTTCAGGTCATCCATGACCGAAGATTTCGTTTCTTTAGCCATATCAGACCACCATGGCGCAAAGCGATGCATTCACACGGCTTGGGATAACCAGCGGCGCGGACTGCATCAGGATGAGACGTTGTGCTGGGTTCTTTTCAACCCAGCTCTTGGGCGCATAAGCCAGCGGACCATAGTTGAACTCCGGATCCAGGATAACGCCAAAAGCACGCGTCCCCATCAGGTCGGCACCGCTCATAATGACAGCGCCATCGGGGATCATCGGCTTTTCGACGTTATCGGTCGGGTCGATATACCAGTCGTTATACAACCACAGGTCGAAGTTACCCCACCGACCCTTATAGACCGCCCCTTTATTAATCTGGGCGCCAGGGTTGATCTGGTTGCCGTAAGGGTTCATGTTCGGGAAGGTGATGGCGTTGTCTTTGATAGTGGTATCCAGACGGAACGCACGCCATGACTTGTTCGTGAAAACGAGGTCGGTTGGCACAGCACCGGAGTTCTTCAGAATTAGCGTCTGCCATTCTTCAATGTCATCAGACGGCTGAGTATTGGTGGCCCCGGCCGCTACGGACTGAGGCCATTTATCCGAGCCGCTCAGCGTGATTGTCAGGTCTGAAGATCGGCCAAAGTTTACCACTTTGGTTTCATACCCTTCGCCGACTACGGTAACCGTACCGGAAACCAGCGCGCTTGAGGCCATCCATTCCAGACGACGGTGAATCATGTCAATCTGGTCAGCCATTTCGAACTGCAGGTTAAGCATTTCACGCTCGCCAGCAGTATATTCGCCACCGATACGCTCACCGATCATGCGGCGAATCGGTTTGCGGAGATCCGGCGCCCGCAAATCTTTAATGTACGCGGGCTTGAAGGTATTAGTCTGGTATTTACGGCTCTCTACCACTTTACCTTCGACCAGAGGTGAAACAAACGGAGCCATACGGCGAAGACCAACATCAACGTCGATGGCCACTTCTTCAGTTTCGTAGGTGACTACGTTAGGAAAGAAGCGATCGAGCAGCCAGTTCTGGCTGGTCAACAGGTTGGTAACTACCTGAACCAGCACACTGGTATCAAAAATATTGTCCATATTCAGTCTCATGATAATGCCAGCATTACGCTGGCAAAGATTGGAATGAGTTAGCCCCTGCCAGTTAAAGCATTAGGTCAGGTAGCGAGAGGGTAAATCAGGAAGCGGCGACTGGCGCCTGAAGGCTGTCTTTCAGGAAAATTGCCAGCGGACGAAGCGCAGATTTCAGGTCAGCAACGGTCCAGGTATTATCGTAAACGATACGGTTCTGATTAAACTCACCCATGAGGTACAGACCGCCGTTTTGATCCGTGGTTGAGGCGTCGACGTTATCAACCAGGATTGCTACCGGGTTTTGGCTGCCGTCAGTGGCAGTTTTTACACTTTTGGTGTATTTGCCACTAGCGGTGATTTTGCCAAGAACAGTACCGCGCAGAAAAGTACCGCCGGTAATGGTTCCGGAATCGGTAACCAGCTGAAGAGTGCTGACAACAAGCTGATCGGGAACGAACAGAGAGCTTTTCATACCCGGAGCGAACTGATTCTGACCAAACTGATCCATTATTTCTCTCCTTTAGTGGAGTTGTAGAGACTGGTCATTTTGCTTACCAGCGCCGATTTACCGCCGGGCTTATTTTCGCCATCTTGTCCGAGTCGAACGTTATGGCTTTCCTGCATACGCTGATCGAGAGTGCGCTTACGTGCGCTCTGGGGCTGAGATGCTGGCGCCGTAGAAGCCAGTACATCGATAGCGGTAGCAGAACTCATCCCTGTATTGAAAGCAAGCGAGGCGGCCAGCGCCGGATTCGCTGCGGCATGCTTACTGCCGAAAATACGAGCACAGCGCTTACGCTCGGCAATGCGTGCATTTTTCACCGCTTTGCTTTCTTTGCGGTCATCATCACCATCATCGTCCGGATCGTCTTCTTCGGAAGCGTCCGGGTCATCGCCATCATCTTCGGCGTCTTCTTCGGGGTCTTCTTCTTCCGCATCATTATCCGGGTCATCTTCGGCGTCATCGTCACGTTCATCTTCTTCAGCGCGACGGGCTTTAGATTTTTTGGTTTTTTTATCTTCCTCCTCTTCGGAGGCCAACGCGCCACGTCCGAGAAGATGAGCAAAAATAAATGCTTTCTTTGCCATTTCAGGCTCCTGTCTTTTCAAGTAAATGTCTGAACGCGGCATCTGGAGGGCATACCTCATCAGCCAGTCCAAGGTCCACACCATCAGCAGCCATAAAACAGGCGGCCTGAGTACTTTTAATCACCTTCGCGCTTATGGCGCGATTTCTGGCGACGGTATTTACGAACAATTCCCCCATGGCATTAATATCCTGTTGGATGGAATTGAACGCCTCTTCAGAAAGTTCGCGCAATGGCGATCCCTCCGCTTTACGGCTGCCGAAAGTAATAATGGTCACTTTCAGCCCGTCATCTTTAATTCGCTGCGTCCAGTCGAGATGCATGGTGATAACACCAATCGATCCCACTCCACCGGTTCGCGGAACAGAAATATGGTCAGCTGCGCTGGCGATAGCGTAGGCGGCGGAATAAGCGCTTTCTGTCAGAATGGCATGAATAGGCTTTTTCCCTCGCGAGCTGTAAATAACATCAACCAGGTCGAAACAACCCGCGACCTCACCACCGGGCGAGTCAATGTCCAGGCAAATACCTGAAACATCCTGGTCTTCCATGGCAGTGAGAAATGCCTGACGGATCCCGTCATAACCGGTCATGCCGCTATAAGGGCGCAGACTGCCTAGCTTCTGCACCAGCGTTCCGTAGATGGGAATAACCGCAATACCCAGCACATTCTCATATCCGGGGTCGTTACGTGATTCCCGCCCGCGGTTGTCATCGAAGCTGTACCAGTCATCATCCATAGCCAGAGACGATTCGATTTTGGTGATGCCAAATCGATCCATCACGGATGCCATAATGACTTCGGCTTTACTTGGGTGTAGCGCCAGCGGTGTATTAAATAATCGCTGGGCCAGATGAGGTAGATTCACTTTTCCTCCGGATCGGTAATAGTCTGGTTGGCGAATTTATCAGCCTGCGCCCAGCTTGGAAGTGGAAGCCCTCTCTTCAGGCATGACTCAATCTCCAGCTGACGCTGATCAAGCACCTCTTCCCAGTCTTCGCCGACGTTTTCACCCACTTCAATTTCAAGCGTTGATAGACCTGCATCCAGACCAAGAATGGCACCTTTTTTCTCTGCAACCGGATCCACCCACCCGCGACCAGGCCCCATCCAGCGCGCGCGGGAATATGCTGCGCGAGCGTCGATAAAATCTGGGGCTCCAGATGGAAGAGGCAAATCCTCATTGTCGTGGACTTCTTCAACAAAGGCCGTCAATAAAGGCTGAGCGGTACCCATGGAAAAATCATCACGTCGCCGGGTTAGCGTTTTCCATGCTTCGAGCAGAGAAGAACGTGCGGAGCTGTAGTTAACATCGGACCAGTCCTGCGTTACCTGCTGTGGTGAAAGTCCAGTGCCGGAAGAAAAGTTACGCAATACTGCTGATTCGAAGACTTCGAAGTTGCTGTAAGGGCGAGCAGCATTCACTGTCGTGATTTTTTCGCCGGGGTAAAGAATCGGCATCCTGGCGCCGTTTTGCAGAGTCAGTCGACGATCATTGTGAAACTCAACGCGGCCGTCCTGATAAGCCCCCAGACTGGTGTCATCAAAACTCTCCCCCATCGCGGCCTGAACCATTTCAGAATCGTACGGAGACTCGATATAGGCGGCAAAAATGGCATTCAGAATGGCGGCTTCCAGTTCGCTTTGATCATACTTAACAAGCATTTTCAGACGCTGAACAACCGGCGTCAGGATACCGTTACCACGATGCTGAGCACCTCGCTCATGGTCAAAATCATGAACAACATGCGGGCGCCCCCAGGAGGTTTCTCTGGGTATACGCCGCCATGTCATGGTCTTGGCACCGCTCCACCAGTCGCCGATATGCGCTTCGCGAATGTGATAAGCAACTGGCGCTCCGTCTTCATCAATTTCTACACCGCCGCGAATATTTGGCATGTCGAAATTCTGCTGAGGGTTGCTAAGCCTGTCGGGATCGACGACCTGAACTGTGGTGGCGTAACGCCCTCTGCCCGGTCCTAATCTGTCAGGCCGGTACTGGAGAACAAGCAGCGCATCACCATCAATAAGCTTGTGCCTAAAGGCCAGGCGCAGCATCTGAGGGATAGTTAGCTTGCGCTCAACATCACAGTATCGCCCAGTGTCATAGGCCCACGTGCGCCAGTGGGCCTCCAGTGCTTTTCCGTACTCTTCAGCCCACGTAGAGTCAAAGGCTTTATTCCCAGTGACCATACGTAGCACCCGATAATCGGGTTTCATAATAGGCCGGAAATTGGCGCCAACAGCGTTATCCAGGAGGCGCGTAATGGCGCCGCATGCCCAACCGTCATTTCGAACCAAATCACGTGCACGGGAAACAATGCGATCGCGATAAATGTTTATTTCGTTGTCCGGAGACCATAACGCCGGTTGCCAGTTCGCCAGTTGATCACTGAACGAATCAGCGGCGTCATAGGGTATCCGACTGCCACCTGTGAGCATGCTGGGCCGTGAGGAGCGATACGGAGTACCATCCGGGCCAAGAATTTGCACTTTATTCATCAGAATCGAAACCTCACTGGCTTCCGTGGTCTGGCGACGATACCCAACTGAGCCTGTAGTAACTGAATCAGCGCCAGCAGGTCAGCCAGGGAGCTTTGCTGATAAGATACCGACCGTGTCCCGTCTCCCTGCGAATAGGAAAATGAAACACCGCGACTCCCGGTTGTTAAATCAATATATGCCTGCTGAGCTTTCTGCAGGGCGTCCCTGAGCTGCTCATCAGTCATTGAGCCAGCCAGCAGACTGGTATTCCGGTTGAACATGGTTTTCCTTATTGCGGCAGGAGTTTAGAGATTTTCTTACGCTTGACGGTGGCAGGTTCATCAACAACTGCCCCGGGTAGTTCGTAGCTGATTTTTTCTTCTGGCACGGATGGTGCCGGTAAGAATTTCTCAGGGTTGGCTTCGAGGTTTGCAGCCCTAACGTTGAGCTTTAACCCCATATGTTTGAGACCACATAGAGCGGCATAGCTATAAACAAGACAGTCGAGCGCTTCGTTTGCCCTACCAGGAATAGGCTCCCAGATACTGAATCGCTGCCCGGACACCACTTTGTAAACCAGTCGCTCAGCCAGTAGCTGGTTGAAATATCCGAGGTCACGATCATCCGGAAAGTGCATATATCCAGCGCCTGCAACGCCTAAAGCCGGCGGTTCAAGATGCAGACGACCACGGACAACATCTTTCGCAGAGTTCACGCCAATCATAATTGGGCGGAAGCTGGCTTTGCTTTTCGAGGAAGGTCGTTTGGTTGGCCAGACTGGATTACGCTTACCGCCCTGAGCGGATTCACCTTTGATTGCCCAGACGCGACGCCCCAGACGCTCTTTAGCAAATTCGTAAACCTTTTGGGTATGATGGCCGCCTGAGTCCATACATGTCGCCATGACATGCAGGCCTCGACCATCCGCCCGGCGCCAGATTTGCCTCAGATACGCATCAAGACGTTTCCATGGCTCATCTGTTTCCAGATCTCCATAGATGACGTCATGCGCTACTGACCATGACTCCTCGTCTCTACCCCATCCGGTAATAGTGATTTCGAAGCGATCATCCTGCGTATCCACCCCGGCAGTTAAGAGCGCAACTCCGTCAGGAACGGGAGCAGGGAAAACTTCGCGACGCGATAGCAAGATATCAACCGGTAGTTGTTTCCCGTGGTTAGGCCTATGCGGTAATCCCATCTGGGTGTTCCACCAGGCCTGCTCCCTGTCGGGGTCCCCTTTGGCATCAAGGTATTTCTTCGCAATATCCGATGGCTTGTCTTTTTGCCATGGGCTAAAAAGCTTTGATGCCTGATAACCGGCATGATGGTTATCCAGCGCTTCAGAACCGCAGTCCGGGCAAATGGCCCGATACACAGCGTGCCGCTCTGATTCTGACCAGCGCCATACTGCATCAACGCTACCATCATCGTTTTCATGCCATCTCTGGTCATACGCCATTAATGGTGAATGACGGGATCCGCAACATTCAAACGGCTTGGTTTGATGCCAGCGTATAGTCTGCAATGCCCGGAGTCTTTCACCCTCAGACCAGCCAGCACCGCAGCACTCGCAGTGAATCATCGCCGATTTTGTCAGGTGCTTATCGCCGTCTTTTGGCCACTGGACATGCTTAAAGAAGTCAAGAAACTGACGGTGGCCACAATGGGGACAGACTACAGAAGCTCGTCGCTGATCTGACTCCTCATAACTGTCAGCAATCCGGCTCTCATCCTCTACTGTTGGAGAGCAAGCCCTTACAGAGAGCCATGTCAGGCCAAATGTCGCCGTTCGCTCCTCTGCCAGAGCAATAGGATCCCCTTCGCGAGTAATCGGGTATTTATCCACCTCATCCGCCAGGAGTACACGGATTGGTCGGCGTGCAAGGTTATCGGGACTACCAGCACCAGCGAGAGCCAGAAACCCGCCGGTAAAAGATTTATAAAGGATGGTTTCTTTTGAGCTTTTCTGTTTTGTATCGCCGATGATTTTGCGAAGCACTGGCGTTACTCTGACCAGAGGGCTAATACGTTCTTTTGAGAACTGCTCTGCAGCTTCTTCTTTCGGCTGCAGAAGCAAAATTGGACATGGATCAAGGTGTGCAAAATACCCAAAAAGGTTTTCCAGCAACGCAGTCTTCATTAACTGTGTGCAGCACATCACCGTAATGATATGGACCCCTGATTCAGTCGCGGCAAGCATTGGTCCGCGAGCAACTTCTACAGTTGAGGTCTCCCATTTCCCCGATGTACTCCCAGCCTCTTTTGCCAGCTTGCGGTAATCATCAGCCCATTGAGGAACGCTGATACGCGGAGGTGGGGTCCAGCCTTTTCTGACGCTCAGAAGAAGTCTTTCAGTCTTCTGCTGGGTTAAATTCTGGCTCTCCGAGGACTGAGATATGTTTGTGGACATGTTCAATCAGCACCTCTGTCATCCTGTCTGCCGGTACGCCAAGATCAGCAGCCATTAACGGCGCCACCCTTGACGGCCAGTTGAGCCAGGAATCACGCTGTTGGCGAAAGGCGTTGAAAAGAACCTCCTCGGCAACAGTCATTTCAATGAGCTGACCATCTTTTTGCTGAAACTCTAATTTTGTCAGTAGTGCCAGGTAGTTTTCTTTTACACGACGCGCCTCATCGAGTGATAACTCTGCGCCGTTTTCCAGAATGAAATCCTTGGCAATGTTTTCCAGTGATGGAAGACCATTATCATCACGATCATTCACGACAGGCAGCGCAGGGGTAATGTTCTTTTTGGCTGGCGGCAGTGCGTCGTTTTTAGAGGGACGGTTGACGGTTTTTCTGTATTTTTCCAACTGTGCGTTTGAAGCAGCAACGTCAATGTCATCGCCAGACATTATCAGCCATCCCCTGCTTTTCCACATCGTGACTGTTTTGCGACTGACATTGTGGAGTTTGGCAAAATCAGACTGGTTCATTGTTACCTCTGAGTTACCTAAGTCTGTTACCCAAATCTGTTACCCTGGAATAGAAGGTAACAACATGGGTAACAAATAATTTTTCGGAAATTCTTTTATAAACAGAAACAAACCTACAAATGAAACAAAATGTAACTGTTACCTGTTACCCAAATTTGAAAACTTGTAGCTAGGAAAACACTGCGGCGCGCAATGCCCGTGCCTTACAAAAGCCTCAGGAAGGACCCATTTTGATAATGGTTATCATTTGAGGGTTATTTTGCCGTTTTGATAGCATCTGCGATAGCACGACTCAATGCAGCAGGCATCAACGCCTCTGCCATAGCCTTCGAGCGGTCCATATACCCCAACACAGGGGTCACAGGAAGTGCATCGCCAAACCTCACCAGCAGCTTAGGGGCGCGCTGTTTCCGCTTTGGTCGGCGAGTACCATTCGCTGAGCGCCGGGCTCGTTTCTTTTTCGCCTTCTTCGGTTTACGCCGTTGCCAGACAGCATCAACACCGTTGACCTCACCAACAAACACATTCGGCTTCGCTTTCAACTGCGACAGCTTGTTGCGCGGCATGTTGCCGTATTTGTTCAGTTTGATGTTCTTTGGATTGAGCAGAGCCTGGCTGTTCAGCTTATGTTCACCGCCGAATTCAAAGGGTTCGAGATATTCAGCGGCGACATCACGCACAAAGACTTTTGCGCGGAGGTTGTTCTTTCTGGCACCAGCAGAGCCCACTGAGTTGACGGTGAACGGCGTCGGCGATTCCAGTTTTCGTCCCAGCGCCACTTTTTGCGCTGCGGCGATATCCCTTACTACCGATGTCATGGCTTGCGCCGTGGCGAAAGGGATTTGCTTCTGCAGCTGCTTTAGCTGCCGGGATAAATCCTTAAGCGTTGACATGGTTTCCTCCAACATTATCGAGCCACCTCTGGAAGTGGCTCTGTAATGCCTATCGCGCGATCATTTCTTAACACTGTCCGGCATCACCGCACCAACAACGCCAGCTAGCGCTACGCCGCCAGCGATGACGGTGTCCTGAATGCCCGGAGGCATCTGATAGCCGAAGACACCGGCAATGACCAGGATGATGCCGCGCCAGGTTGACGGCTCTTTCAGCCGATTAATGAGATAGTTCATATTTCCCTCAAACCAGAATACTTTTTGCCAGGAGATAGCGGGCTTTGCGGTCATCAATGCCGTTCTGTCCGCCGTTGATAATCTGAGTGACGCGAACAAGGTCACCAGACCATTTCAGGCACCCTTTAGCAGCAAAGAACCACGCTGCCGATCTGGCTGCGTATGAGTCCTGCTCCAGTAGCTCAGGGTGAGTAATAAGGTCGACTTTTAAGGCGATTCCGCAGTCGCGATAGTTGGCTAAGCCGGTAATCTGTTTCAGGCCGCGACCGCGATATTTCCAGCCATCCCCAGGCGCCTGATTACCAAGATTCCGTTTACCCCAGTCACCGCCATAAATCAGATTGGCGATAGCCTGCTGGTTAGCTGGCTGCGTTTTGGTGCGCCCCAACGCTGCAGCCTGCTGCTCCGTAATGCGCCGAGGGCCAAACAGCGGCACCAGGCGATCGGCTGCATAATTCAGGCTCTCAACCAGCGTTGAAAAGCTACCTGACTCATGGCCTACCTGCGCAATGAACATCGCCACATCGGTGGGAGATACGATGCCAAATTCCTTTAGCGCTGCGTCGATATGCGGAAACCACCGCGAGGCCAGTCCAGCGCTGAGGCCAGCCGCCTTCTGAAATTGTTGCAGATTCATGTTTATGCCTTTGGGCTTCCGCCGAAGCGAATATTAATAATGTTGATAATCAGCTTCCGGAACTGTTCAACGCCAATAAAGCCGATGCCACCTCCGATGCCTACCGAGAGGTTTTTTGGGATCGACAAATACTCCAGACCAGACGCGACAGTTAATGTCAGCGCCCCGCAGAGCAGCCCTTCAAGGAGCATCTTTTTCCACCCGCCACCGCCATAGGCAATGCGTAACCCGGCCATAATCACAGAAAACAGTACAGCGCCCAGCGGTGTATCTCCGCGCCACCAGCCATGGAGCAATTCAATGATGTCCGGCCAGGAATGAGGATCGTTGTTCATCTTCATAGTCTCTCACCCCCGATATACGGATGGCGCTATGTGAGTTTGAAAGGAATCGGCTCAACGGGCTGGATTGGCAAGACGCCACCAGTTCATTCCCGTGAGCCTTATGAGACATGGAATGGTTGCCGGATCGACTCTCTGGCAACGCAAATAAAAACCCGCTCAAGGCGGGAAGAAATACCAAGGGTAAAAGTGACGGCGGTAGCCGTAAGGTTCCCAAGGTAGAGGGATTGGAGCATCTGACGGGGATCGAACCCGTATCTTCTGGGTGGAAGCCAGATGTAATTACCAAACTACGACAGATGCAATCTGGTTCAGGGCTCTGCGCGGAAGGGTTTTGACGTGTCGTGCAGCACGTCTCTACCCAAGAGCCCTGACCGGATTGCAGAAACGACAAAGCCCAAGGGGTTAGCCTTGGGCCTTTAATTTTTTCTTGCTGCTCAGTTCGCTTTAACGTCCCGAGCCTATCACAATTCAAGCACTTTCCGCGCAACTATTCAAGTAAAATCTGTCGCCATTTGTGCCAAACGCGTCACACATTGGTGCGTAAAGCATCGATTCTGCTAAATTTAGCCAAACATCAACCCTGCTCTCACATGTCCTCAAGCACCATTCTGGATGCTTTTCGTTAAGCTCTTTCGCCATCGACTTCTTACTCATGCGATAGACATACCGATCCTTGATTAGCTTATAGAGAGCTTTATTCCCGGAGCGCACAAGCTCGGCGCTAAGCACTGAATCAATTTTCAATCCCTCCTCGTCAGTACAAAACGCCAGGCCGCTTTTATTTTTACCGCTGAGGATTTCCTTGAAGAAGGCTTCCAGTTCAGGTTTGGTAATACCCGATTTCTTCATACGGCGCAGTGCGTCATTGATAGCAGTCTTCGTTATCTTCCCGGATGCCAATAGCTGGTTAAACATGTTGCCGCCGCTACCGCCTCCAATGTATGACCAGCGGCCCCACATGCGCAGCTTTCCCTGTATCCAGATGCTTTCCAGCGTACGGAGGCGAATCATTTCACCTGCCTTACCAACTTCAGAAGGGTTGATCATACATTCACCTCATTTTGGGTATTGCTCTGTCCAGCAGCAAACTGCGCCAGCGACATAAATGCGCGGCCCTTCGCTTCGAGTTCCGCTCGATTGATGTAACTAAACCGCTCGCCAGCCCATGACTTATCAAACACGACAATGGCGCCAGCGAAAAACGCACTGGTCGGCCTTTGTTTGTCGTCGGCTGGCTTAAACCACTCGGGCAGATCGAAACCAATTCGCCCACGAATAAAGCAGACGTGATCCGCATCTTCCGGCCACCACGTTTCGCTTGTGGCTGACTTCACCAGGAAGACATAGCGACCGCCCTTCTCGCGTTGTGCAGCGGCGTAATTCATGATGTGCGTCATGCCAGTGATGGCTTGCTTTTCGTGGTACTGAGAGCGGCTGTAAGGTGGGTTTCCGTAGGCTGCCCCGCCGATTGAGGAAAGCATTTCCGACCAGTCCTGTGTCAGCGCGTTATCTTCCGCGGTGAACCAGACAGGGCATTTTGCGTTACTGTCGTCTGCGAACAGGTCCAGCATCAACGGGCCATACATCGCATTAATGCCCCAGAAAAGCAGATCCGGAGTCCGCCACTGGTCGCCGACTTCTTTTAAATAGTGATGGGGCGCTGAACGCAGCGCTGTAAGAGCTTCACAGTAAGAATTAGTCATGCGACCTCCTGGTTTTTATTGAGGTGAGGAGCGTTTGAGAGAAATACTGCTTTTGCAAAGCCAAGTGGAGTTGCGCTTCGGATGTTGGCGCGATCGTCGCCTGGAGGGCATTCGTGAATGCGGTTGTCCGGATACCAGTCAGTCACCAATCCGGCGAAAGATGTTCCTGAGATGACCTCGATTGCCTTCTTCTTCGGCACCATCCTGCCGCACGCCAGCTTCACGGCGTCGATAGCCGCTTCAACCATCGGGTGCATATTCTCTGCCGGCGCCTTGAAGCCGTTACCCGTCCAGAGGCAGGTCTGCTTCGTGTAGTTGTCATCCGCGCACAGCCCAGTGAACTGGTAGGGATGGAACGTGTAATCGGATGAGCCGAAAATACTGCTGAATACGCTGACCGGGTTTTCAAACGCCCACGGACAACCAGTCACCATTCCAATCATTCGGCATTGCTCAGCGACCAGCGCAGCTTTGGCCTGAAAATGCGGGTCTTTGGCTCGTTTAGCCTCGAACCACCGGGAACCGGAAACAGCCACGTCTGTGCATGGCGGAAAACCAATAACCATGACAATGTTCTCAGTACGAATAATTTGAGAAAGCCGTGGCATCGCTTCCAGAATGGTTGCCGAAATATTTTCATATCCCCCATCAATGCAAGTCTCTGGATGCTGCGGATCCACCAAGACGGCGCGATAGCCAGCCTCAACCCATGGCTCAGCCATTTTCCCGGTTAAATCACAGAGGCAAATAACAGTCCCTTTGCTCATGCTGCCTCCTGCGATTTTTTCAGCGCGCGTAACTCGGCGTATGCTTCGGCGCGGATGGCTTCCAGCTCTTCAATTGTCCAGCGATGGATTCTGTTGTCGTTATCAAGCCCCTGCACTGTAGCCTCATCGTATTTTGCAACCAGACCTATACGGTAGGCCTTAATATTCCCGGACTTGCCGACGTTGCATTCATCGCACTGGAGATTGATATTGATGCGGGTAAACCGCAGATGAGACGCTTTAGCGACAGTCCGATAATGCCCGGCATGCCAGACAGCAGCATTATGAGTTCCACAGGAAATGCACCCTTCTCCATTGGCAAGGGCCAGCTCACGACATAGCGTGTTAACCACGCGTTCAGTAACTTCAAGCCAGTGGCTCAGGGATTTTTCCGCCGTCGTTCGTTCAGGGCGGATATGGTGAACGGGTTTATTTTTTAACCGGTCTTTCGCTTTGGCTTTCTGCTTTTCACGCTGAAATGCCAGGTACTGGAGCTTATGCTCTTCGCAGCACCAGTAAACATTCGAATAGGTCAGATTGAACCAGGCACCGCAGCCGGGTGCTTTGCATCTGCGACGGGGGTCTCTCATATCGCACCGCCCTGGTGCGATAGACAAACAGAAACACCGCGCACAAAGGCACGGCGTTGAATGAGGTTGCTGCGTTTTTGCGTCATCACTTTTCTCCAGTGATGGCGCGATAGGTTCGGTGTTCAGCCGAGATGATTATTATAAATCAGTGTTTATCTTTCAGAAAGTAGCTTTTGCATTCCTCGTGAGCCCTCTCCGTATTCTTTATTTCCCCAGGCTCCATTGGAGTAATAACGTAAACGCCACCAGGTAGGCTATCCAGTACGTAACTGCCAGGTATGCGGATCGCCTCTAATAATTCTTCTTCGCTCATGAGATACCGCCCTATGAAGATGATTTTTCATCAGTGGTAACTCTTTTCCTACTGCTATTAAAACTTCTCACATTACCCCCAGAGCGACTTTCAGACGCACAATCTGGCAGTGGCATCAGAGGGAATGCACGCTACCAACACCAAATTATCAGTAAAACCAATCGTCAGCGCTTTCCCACGTCTCCTGCAAGATTTGCTCAACGCGTTTTTTATCGCCATCAGCTCCGCCCAAAACGCTAAGACCATCGTTGCTTGTACGTCGAATGGTTAATTTGCAGTCATCATAAGACTGGGACAAACGGCGCAGCAATTCTTGCTCAAGCGCAGGTATGGCGCCATCAGGGAGTTTTTTATGTTTATCAATTGTGACTTCAACTTTCATGGTTAGCACCTCACATAAACACTGTATAAATAAACAGTATACCTGAAGAGATAAATGGTCAAGACATTAAAGGCACTTTTTGCGAACTCCATGCTCATGTTTAGATTGATGTTTTTCCATAATAAAAAACCCGCCGAAGCGGGTTTTATCATGCTGCAATGTCTTTTTTCAGGCACATATCCGGCAGATTCGCCCTCACCAGCACTTTAGCATGAAGCGGAGTTACCCCATGGTGGAGATTAGACGTTAAACGCACTTTCAAGGTTTTACCAGACTAAATTTTATTGTATCCCGATATACTCCTGGATGGCCTGACACAAACTTACACTTTTTAATAGCAACCTCAGTTTCCCTGAAGAAAACCTCATCGCCCGTTATGTCTACTGAGTACACATCGCCTTTATCATTAACCCACGCCGCATAATAGACACTCCCTTCAATTCTCAATGCCTGAGCCTTGACTGGCATCACTGGCGCAGGACAGCTTATGCGAACAGGTACTATTTCTTCTTTTTTTTCAATAGCAAGCGTCACGTTGGATACAAGAACAGCACAAACCAGAAGCAATGTTTTTTTCATAAATGATACCAATTGTTGTTTTCCTTGCGTCCAAAGCTCACTAATGCGCATTTTACATGTAAAGCAGGAGGGAGAGGCTCCACTTCGACACAAGCCCCCTCTGGTGTGTAGGGGATTATATATCACTGCGGCGGTTTTTCTGTGACCTTGTTGTGAACCTCCCACAGGCTAATGCCACAGCTCGCGCAGAAGTTGGCAAGGTAGTCCAGGCCAGACCACTCGCGAATCCCTCCGCGAGCAGCCTCTACAAATACCGCTATGTCCTTACCCCGCCACAAGCCGAACAATCGCCAGCCGCCGCCATCGGGACTTTTTACGGCGGCTATGCGAGTCAGTACTCCGGTCTGATACAGTTCAGTGAAGGCTGGCTTCTTTCTGGTTATCATTCGCATAAATACAAACCTGTGATTTGTTGATAACAAATAGCGTGTTTGCGTTTTATTGTTTTATCCCCTGCTCTGTATTTTTCAGGTCGTTTTCTGCGAAGAGGATTGACGTTCTGGCAGCGCGTAATCTGGCCTTTGCGTTTTTCTCTTCGCGTTCGAGGTTGGCTACAGACTCCCGCAGCTCGTCACGACGGCGGTGAAGTTGCGCTATCTCAGTGACTACGCGCTCTCCATTGGTAGCGCACTGGAGAATGTGGTCGAACGGATCAACAGCACAGCCGCAGCGGGTGCAATGTACTGTGCGTTCCTTTTCACTGACTTCAATCGACAGGTGCTTACAGCGCTGTTCATCGTATGTCTTTTTGTCGCCTACAGTGATGTTCAGCAGCGTAGCTTCGTCGCGCTTTGGCTGCACCAGAGTGATGACGTTATCGCTATCATTTTCCATCAGGTACCTCCTGCGGCGCTGCCGGCAGCGGCATCCAGTGGGTTACCGGGTGGTGAAGTACGTTGATAAATTCACGATGCTCGTCCTGCCAGTGCTCGTCACTTTCGAGATGCTCGCTATCATCATAAAGCCCTTGACCTACCCATACACCATTACTCACCAGCACAAATTTATTTGGCTCAGGCATCCGCTCGCTTACCGGAATCCATTTACCCGGCACGGTAGCGGGTTCACTGCCGGGTGACTGCGGGGCGGCTGCGAGCATGGCGGCGCGTAGGGCGCGAACTACGGAGGAATCTCTATTTATCGGAACCAACTGTTCCGGGTAATCGTCAAGAGTCGCGAGTAAGTCAGCCGCGGCCTCTTTAAGGTCATCCGGCACCATCACGTAACCATTCGGAATTGCCGGAGAGTTGCCAGCCAGTCCGCGCAAAACGGTCTTAACAGCCTCAATACGGTCATCATCGCAACTTTCCAGTGTATCGATGCGGTCGAGCATGTTGATGGCGTTATCGATATCAGGGATGCCAGTCCATGCTTGTTTGGTACCCTCATTGATGAGGGTACCAGCCTGGAGCATGGCGGCGCGGCGATAGAGCGGCTCAACCTTGACGCCATCCCACGCTAAATCCCTTGCGCGTTCCTCGTCATTAGTGACGTGCCATTGCTTGAGATGTTGCCAAGTCCACGCCACCGGCTCGCTGTACTCTACCGGCTGCGCTGGCGGCATATCTGGACCTTTGCGAATAGCTTTTGCCAGCGCTGTAGGGTCATCGTAAAGCCAGTCTCCGGTTTCAGGGTGATTGGCTTCTGCCAGTTGGGAGGCCCACTCCAGGCCGTCTTTGTGTCCCTGTAAGTAGTCGAGAGGCAAACACCCAGACTCGCTGTCCATTGCGGCCAGCGCCATGCGGGCCAACTCTCGTTCTTCTGATGCGCTTGGCTCTGGTCCATTACCTAGGAAAATTTGCCGTGCGCGCTCTCTGATTATGGTTGATTTGGTCATTGTTTTATTCTCCATCGCCAATCGCCTTATTCAGCTGGTCAAGGACAATATCAGTCATGATGCCTTTGCCATTCACTTTGATGTGGGCCTGTATTTCGCTGCGCGCCGCTTTGAGTGTGCCTACGCTGACGAATACCCGGCGCTGGTTTTCTGCGTTTATCTTGCGCAGGCGCTCTAAAGCTGTTTTCTCTGCCATCACTCAGCCTCCACCTTGATGCCAGCGGCGGCACGTTCAGCCTCGCTTTGTTCCCAAAACCACTTGTGAAGCGCCATAAGCTCTTCATCGAGCGGAGCATATTTGCGGTCGAAATATGCCTGTGCGTCTTTCTCCGCTTCATCAGGCAATTCGCCTGGCCCGAAGAGCGTGTTATAAATCCACGCCAGCCCGTTTTTAGCATCGCCAGTGGCCTGCCATTCGATGATTGCAGCCTGCATAACCAGGATATTTTTCCCGATCAGCAGATCGAGCTGCTGATAGCGCTTACGGATATATTCGTTTTGCGCTTCAAGTTCTGCGTTGCGCTGCTGCGCCTTCTCCAGCGCCTCTACCAGCGCATCAACGTAGCCAGCGGCACGGAGGGCAAACTCCGTGATTGATAGCTCAGCGTCAGTTTCTTTCCCGTAGCTTTCGCACTCCGATACAACGGCAAAATAGTCGGAGTCGATTTCGTTATCTGCCAGGTGGCGTAGCAGGTCGGCTGTCTGCTGCCCGTTTGCAATCAGCAATTCGTGGCTCTGCGCCAGTTCGGTGATATCAGTCATGGCTGGCCTCCCCAAGCACCCAGCGCAGAGCCGCAGCATAATCGCCAGTGGCACCTTCGAGGGCTTTTGTGATTTCTTTACGGGTTTTCAGATGTGGTTTCGCTTGACCGAGAATCTGGCGCTGCCGCCGGGCTTTTTCATGGCCGGTAGTCCCAGCGGTTGCAGATTCAATCTCTTTCACTTTTTCCCGCTGCTCTTCCGGGGGAAGCGTGCCAAGCTGGCGGGCTTGGGTAACGGTCACTGTGCCGGACTCTACCGCGTCTTTGACTGCCTGAGTGGCATCCAGAAGGGACAGCGTTGCGCGTACGGTCTGGACACTCACGCCAAACATCAGCGCTAAATCGTCCTCGTCGTGCCCGCGCTCCAGCGCATCAGCCATTTTCTTTGCTCGGCCCAGTGGTGTATCTGCCTGGCGGATTTCGTTTGCGCTGACCATTGCCTGAGCCATTCGAACGGCAGAGCCGCGTTTAGTTACCGCAGGAACCAGCAATGGAGAGTCACCCTGTTTAACCAGTCGCTTATTAGCCTCCAGGGTATGACGCACGCGCTGACGGCCATCAACCACACAGGCCAGCCCGCTTTCGGGGTCCTTCCAGACGATGATAGGCTCAAGCACACCCTGATCCATGATGTTCAACACCATCGCCTCGTTGATAGGCAGGTGAATACGTTCATCGTAAAGCGGGTGGCTTTTATCGGTGACCAGGTGCAGGTTTTCCGGTTCGAACATCAGAACGTTTGTTTTGCCACTCGCGCCATACGCGTCGATCGAGTTTTTAGCCATTTTTCACTTCACCTTTTTTCTGTTCGACCTGCTGAGACCACTTTTCAATCAGCCGGATTTTCGATTTGCTCTTGCCACCAGCCCAGTAGCTATCCTGTACGCGGAGATGTCCGTAAGGGCATCTCAGGGCCCCGGAACAGGCACCAGCCTGGTAATCCCGAAAATAGAACTCCGCAGCTGAACCACAGACCGGGCAATCAGGTATCTCTCGCATCACCGGGTCACCTCGCGGATTTTCTGGAATTTAGTGCCGTGGTGCGGATTGCCAGGGTTAGTAACCTTCGAATTCATAAACCCGGCGGCCACCAGACGCTCGCAGCGGTAGCGTGGGCGATCAACAAAACCGGCCAGGGACTGCCACTCGAACCAGGCGCCAACCGGCACCGACTGGAGCAGCTTGATATCCAGCGCGGTGAGTTTGCTGGTTACTGCTACGGGCTCGGTGCTTCCACCTGGCATCCAGTAGCCATTCAGGTTTTGCGCTTTGCCTTCTCGCTCCAGCACCATCAGGCGGGCCAGCATTTCAGGCGCTGTCAGGTCGAAATAAACAGCCAGCTCACGGCAGGTGACCTTCTCCAGCTCTTTCAGCACGTCAGTAATTTTTTCCATCAGAAACCTCGTTATTTATCAATACGTAAATGGCTGACTTTTGAGCGGTAGCTGTCCCAGTCAAAGTTCACCCACATGCCGCCGTCCATCTGAAGACGGTCAAGAATTCGCGCTCCAAGGGTTTCTGTGAGGAGCTCGTAGTTCAGATTCGTCATGACACCTACTGGCTTCATGGCTGCAAGGCGGCGATCGATAATCTGATTCAGAAGCACTTTTTCGCTCTTGCTGTCCCGTTGCATCCCAACCTCATCGAGAACGAGCAGATCGACGCGCGTCAGGTCGTCCAGTAAAGCCGACTCGGATTTACCCTCGTCATAACAGGCCCTAACTCTTGTGCTCAGATCAGGAACGGTCACCACCAGCACTGTGCGTCCGTCTTTCAGCAGACTATTCCCGATTGCCGCAGCGAGATGGTTTTTCCCGGTACCAGGACTTCCGCTAAAGACAAAACTTGCGAAACCAGAGCCGAAGTTTTGGGCATAGCTTTTAGCCATCGTCAGTGCATGTTTCTGTCCGGCAGTAATAACTTCGTAATTGGCAAACGTGCATCCCCTGTGTAGGTTCTGAATACCTGAGCGACCGAAAATCTTTTCTGCGCGAGCTTGCTGGTTAATCTTGTCAACCTCCGCCGCTCGCCTGGCGCCCTCTTCGCGATGCCATGCCATCAACTCTTCAGCGCTGCTAAATTTCGGCTCAATACCAGCCGGAATAACCCGGCGAAGCCGCTCAAGTAACGAACCTGTGTTTTGCATGCCTACCCCCTAAAACCTGCTGGTACGAAATTGTCAGGCGTTGAAACGTGATTAATATCCCGGCCTGGCATCAGCCAGCGACCATTGACACACTGCGGCCTGCCGGACTCGGCCCATTTCATCGCTTTCTGGTGGTACTCCTGGAAGTTCTCAGGACCAAAAAGCGTCTTGGGCCGCAGGTAGTCACACATCTTCGGATCGTTAAGCCATTTGGCTGTCGCATAATCAGCTACCAGCATCAAATCATCGGCGGAGTACATATCCGCTAGCCGACCACGGATATATCCCATCGTGGTCTTCCCATCCCGGTAACTGGAACGGGTTACTCGGTTGAAATGAGCAAGAACTATTTCAGCCGGATCCTCGCTATCGTCAGGTTCAACCTGACAAGTGTTTTTAATCTCTGTAGTAATCTCTGTAGTAATCTCTGTAGGATCGGAATGGACTTTCCCCTCCTGGCGGAATGGACTTTCCCCATTTCCCGGAATGGACTTTCCCAAGTTCCCGGAATGGACATTCCCCATTTCCCGAAATGGACTTTCCCCATTTGGGGCTTTTTCAAATACTTGCGTTAAAATTTCATCTAAACGCTGGAAGTCGACTTTGAAATAAATCCGGTGCTCAAGGCGCTTTTCTGTTTCAATCAGAACCCCAAGTTTTTTAAGTTTTTTCCTGGCTGTGCGCTGCTCTTCGTAGCTCAACCCGGTTTCTCCCTGTATCTCATCAGATGTCTTATGCACACCAAGATCCGAAGTGAGCTTGTCCATCCAGTAAGTCATCTGGCAAAAAAGAACCGTCGAGCTTACCCCGCCAAGATGCTTAGCCAGTTCCGGGTAGTACGCAACCGGGCGCCCAAAGCCGCGAATAATGTCAGATGGTTTCATGCAAACCCCAGACTCAGTGCAAAACCTGCGGAACAAAATCAGGCACGCCATTAAGCTGACTAACCACATCGACCACCGTTGCAGCCACATAGGCTTCAGCTGCTTCATTCACGGCTTCTTTTGCCATTTGTAGCGCCCGATATTCCATGGAGTTAGCCAGAACTAACCGAGCACTAAGTTCGCTTGGCAAAACGGTTAATATTGCGGGTAATAACATACGAATTTTTTTACGCTGCTGTGCTGTCTCACCCTTCAGCCAGCGGTGGAAAATGTTCTGCTGGTTACTCCAGGTTTTCCCCGGCACCAGGCGCAGTTGATCGCCGCCAATACGTGCATATTCTTCAGCGATAGCATTTGCCGCAAACGCCTGACCAACTTTCGAAGCCCATGCAAGCAGGACCATTTCAACGTGCTCGTGTTTGATTTCCATCAATCAGACTCCTTCCGGCGCTTGGTGATAATTTCTTCTGTAAGCCCACTAATTGGCGTGGGGTGAAGATCTGGGCGAAGTTCATGAGGTGTGACTACCCAGCCCCCCATACGGCAGAGCGGGATAACGCGATCGCTGGGGACACAATTACGGTTAATCCAATTTGCTACTGACTGGCTCGACTTGAAGTTGAACATTCGGGCGACGTAGGACACGTTACCAATCGCTTTAACGGCCTTTTCCGTAATGTTTTTGTATGGTGTAAGCATTCTTACCTCCTGTTAGTTGGTAAGTAGAGAATGCTACACAAAGTAGAGAATTGCAACTACTTAAAATAGAAATGACTAAAAAGACGCTCTGCCGTAATCTTCTACCTATGGTAGAAAAAACGAATAAACATCAAGACTTCGCAGATCGACTTAACTTAGAGATGAGTAAAAAAAACTTGTCTGTTAAGCAGTTAAGTCTGGCGGGACAAGTAACTTACGAAATGGCTAGGCGGTATACGCTCGGCACGGCCAAGCCACGCGATGAAAAGCTGATAAGAATTGCGGAGTGGCTAAACGTACCTCCCGCATGGCTGGACTACGGGGCTACTGAGGCTGCTACTGAATCCGACACTGTTCAGGAAATCGGCACAGATTTCCATTACGATAAGCCTGATGAATCAGAGTTCGCCAACCTTAGCGATGAGGAAAAACGCTTGCTCCGGGTATTTAGAAAATTCCCCGATGCAGAAGCTAACAACATGCTCCTAGCCTTTGAGATCCGCTATAAGAAGCTCCTAGAATTTTACAGCGAGTACGCTGATCCTGACAAAAAATAGCTAACGCCCACCACTAACAAAACCCAGCTCTGCTGGGTTTTTTTGTGCCTACCCCTCACGAAAGCAACTCATAGTAGACATAAATTTCTACTTTAGGTGTTGACCAATCTACTTTATGTTGTATTCTTCTACTTATCGACACAACGGTGCGATAGGTTAAACGTTCCGCTACCCGGCGATAAGGGCTAACTAACGAGGTGAACTATGGACAGCAAAGAACTTATGCACGTGATAGCGCTTCTGCTTGAAGATTCGAAGCGTTTGCAGGAGTTGGAGCCAAATGCAGGCACTGAGGCCCGCATATGGCTTGCGAAAGGAGCGCTGGAATCCGGCGATCATGAAGATAATGATCGTTAGCACTTATCCAATCCAGACACCCAGCTTCTGTGCAACTCAGTAACAAGAAGCTAACTGATGGCAATGGTTACCCGCGTGAGGCACTTATGAGACTCGAAGTAAATTTAGATGAAGGTTTGGCGATTAATCTTGACACTGTTGCGGCTCTTTTACGTACTGACAAATCAACTGAAACTTTGATCGTTTTAGTTTCAGGTGGTCAATTTAAATTTAATAAACCGTTATCGGAAGTAGTTAAGTTGATCAACGCTATGGGTAAACCAAATGATGCGTTAGGAGCCTGTCAAAGTTCTCATCAAGAAATTTTAAAGCAAAGAAGAAAAGAAATTCAAGAACTTAATGAGATAGCAAATGCTAGCGATAAGAAAGGTGAATCACTTCCCAGTGAAATAAACCCAGGAACGCTTAGCGAAACCGGAGAAATTTTTTCCATTTGCCGGGATTTGCTTGAAAAAATCAGGGGTGAGCTTGTAGCTCGGGGAATTAAACCCACCCCAGGATATATTCGTTGGTTTTTTTCAGTTATTGAAAACACCTTACCCGGTGATGAGTTTTTCTCTTAGAAACTCCTCATAGTTTTTATATAACGTCTCGATTTCTGACATTGGTGATATTGCAATTGATGGGCCTCGAGAGTTGGAAGCTCGACGAATGATGTTCGCATTATGAGTTTCAACAGCAAGGCGCATTAAGAACATTACTTCATCTTCTTTTGTCATAGGTAGTCTCTTCTTGGTTGTGTGAGAACACCAAGATACCACCGAGCCTGATGTGGTGAAAAGACAGGCAAGTTAACAGACCTTGCAATGCAGTGAATGCGGCTATGCGCACGCGGTTCAGTTAAAGCAGTACCACTTGTTTCCTGAAGTGGGGTGGAAAGAAAGCTGCCGATACCAGTTGTTAACTGGCTGGTATCACCGGGAGGCACCCGGCACTGCATTGCAAGGTCTGTTGGTACTCAAATTCACATGACAGTGAGGGTAGCAAATGATCCGCGAACATGAAGTACCTGCGTGGCACCGGTTCTGCATAAAGGTTGCTCTGCTTGTGGTTGCAGTCGCATGGGTAAGCTTCAAATTTTGCTGGGGTGCATCATGAGCAAAAACGGCATTCGTTCCCTGGTTATCGCGCTGGCCATCGGATTGGTTTTCTGGGGTGGACTGGCTGTCGAAATTATGTATATCAAAGGGGTGTTCAATGGCTAATTTACTGCATGGCAACCCGGCTTTTAAAGCGGCACAAAGCAAGCTGGCCATTGCTCAATTTATTGGTAATAGTGAAATGTGGTCAGAGGCTTTTTCCTCAATGAAAGATATTTATGAGGAAACTAAGCACGCAGAAGATTTTATGTTTTGCGGTCGCGAAGAATCTCTCTCAGCTCTGAAATTCAACGATGTTATTTTGAATTATGACATGTATGGCGACTTGGTTTCTGTTAATGCAGATTCTGGCAATGCACGTTACAAAATAAACACAGAAGTTTCTTACTAATACCATCACTTTTTATTTAATGCCTTAACTGGCAGGTATGAACACACTTTAAATTTAACCGGAGATAGATAAATGGAAGAATTAAAGTTGCACTGTCATGGTTGCGGCGGTTCTTTTGCTCGCGATGAGCTGCAATATCGTCCATCTGGCAGGGGTGCTTATCGGAGAGACTTTTATTTCTGCCCGGTATGCAATGAGAAAGAAAAGCAGAAAATCGCTCTCTCCGCTGCTGCTTCCTCGTTTCGTAAAACCTTACCATCACGCCCCGGACACCTTGCCCACAAGCGCTGGTAGGTGACGGATGATAATCACATCCAACCGTATTCCATCGCATGTAAATGAAAAGGCATCGCATGTTCTGAGCTTGTACAGCAAGGGAGATATAAAGCCATGCCGAATCAAATGCGGGAATTTAAGTTTAAAGATTGGCAGAAAATGGCGCTTATTATCCCGCAATAACGGTACCTGCTGGGAAATTATGAGCCATGAAAAATACAACCAACTTAAAGACAGGAAATCTCAATCATGAAAATAGAATTTAACGATAAAGGTGTAATTGCTACCGCCACGATTACCAGCACGGTTTTCGAATTCCGCCTTCACAACCGTGCTGTTGATACGGCGCTATTTCTTGCTCCTTCCGTTCGTGCTAAGCGTAGCGGTTTCTTTGTTTTAAAAACGGTAATTACCGGTAAACCCTCTCACGTACTGCGTGCGTATAAAGCGATTAAAGCGGAGGCATCACGATGAGCAAATCCTTAAATGCGCGTTGTATCCGCCGCTGGAAAGTGAAATTTAAATCTATCTGCGATTCAAAAGTTAACCCCTACTGGCGCAAAAGCGACCTGCGCGGGTATATCCGCGAAGCGGCGCTTACCACCGCTTATAGCATGGTCGAGAGCATGGCTGAACGTAACGCCAAGGTTGACTATGACGGATCGCTGTGTGGCTGGACGCCAGAATTTTCGGCCTGGTATCGGGAACGCCATGAGCAGTACCTGAAAGAAGCGCGTAACTACCTGGACGAAGACGCTACCAACGACGAAATCGACGAAGAGATCGAGAATGAGCTGGAGGCCTGGAATGACTGAGCGCGGAATGATTTTTAACGCTGAGATGGTGCGGGCCATTCTCGACGGCCGGAAGACGCAGACCCGGAGGATTATGAAACCTCAACCAGAACCATGCCCCCGTGGTGGACATTGGTGGCCAAGCAACGTGTTTAAAACAATGCTTCATGTCGAAGAAGAAATGCAGAACGGGAAAGGCGGCTGGGGTGGGCTTGTTGGAGATGCTTGCCCGTTCGGGGACGTCGGCGACCGCATCTGGGTGCGTGAGGCTTATCGTTTCCCGGCATCGTTAGACGATGTTAGCCCAACTGGTGTTGGTGAAATGGCTGTGGCAACAGGATACAGAAAACCATGGGCGCCGACCTTCTACGAGTTTACAGGCACTTTCAGTGATGGATGGAAAGGATTCGAAACCCCTCCAAAAGTTTCTGACGCCGGAAAGCTTCGCCCATCCATCCACATGCCGCGCTGGGCCAGCCGCATTCTACTGGAAATCACTAGCGTACGAGTAGAGCGGCTAAACGCTATCAGCGAAGAGGACGCACAAAGCGAGGGCGTTCATACCGAGGTATGGGACCAGACAGTAGTCGCAAGGAATTACGCGGCAATTGATGAGTTTTTCCAATTTTGGTCCGAGGACATGCCCCACTACGTAGAAATGAATCAACTGTATCGGTCCTCATTCAGAAGCCTGTGGGAATCCATCTATGGCGCCGAAAACTGGCTGGCCAACCCCTGGGTTTGGGTTATCGAGTTTAAGCGCGTTGAAGGCGGTGCAGCATGAGCGCAGAACTCATCGATCAGGCCAACGAGTTAGCGGAACTCCAGTGGGAAGCCGCCATTGCGAAATGTCGCATCAACCATCACGCAGTTTCAGCTACTCACTGCCGCGACTGCGGGGAAGAGATACCCGAGCGGCGCCGGGAACTGGTGGCTGGCTGCCAGCGCTGTGCTGATTGCCAAGAAGAAGAGGAATTACGCGGTAAGCATCGGAGGCCGTGATGTTCAAGTTAATTCAGAGAGGCCAGGTCTTTGCTGATTGCCACGGATGGCCGGTAATTGTCGCCGGCAGTGACGCTAAGGTGGTTCGCTACTGGCGCCAGGGGCGGATCAACACAGCAAGCATAGACCGCTTTAATAATGATTTCGAGCCGCTCTCTCACGAAGAGGCCCAGCAGATAAAGGCAGATCTGGAGCAGAGCGAACACATTAAGAAACTGCGCTCACAGCGGGCGGCGTAACCGGGAGGAAATATGGCGTCTGATAGACCGATAACAGCACAGCAGGCCGCCGATTTGCTCATCGTGTCGGCCCGGGTGATCTACCGCCTGATTGAGTCTGGAGAACTCGCCGGCCGCAAGGTCGGCAACAAGTACAGAACGACCGAGGCGGCGTGTATTGCATATTTGAAAACCCCGCGCGATCCTGTCATCGCGAACGCGGGTGAACATAAAGGAGAAGTTTTATGTCAATCACCCTCAGGGGCGGCGTGTGGCACTGTCATTTCTTTACGCCGTCAGGAAAAAGAGTTAGGCGATCTCTTGGCACGGGGGACAAAAAGCAGGCTCAGGAGCTCCACGACAAGCTGAAGGCGGAAGCGTGGCGGGTTGACCAGATCGGCGACCTGCCCGTCAGAACCTTCGAAGAGTGCTGCATCCGGTGGTTGCGCGAAAAAGAACATAAGCGATCGCTGGATGATGACAAAACCAAAATTGAGTTTTGGCTGCAGCATTTTTCCGGCCGTGATGTCTCGAAGATAACGGCGGAGGAAGTTCATGAAGCCGTTAACGGGATGATCAACCGTAAGCACCTGCAGGTGTGGGAGAGTAAGCGTGATGCCGCGATGAGGAAGGGAAAGCCGGTTCCGGAGTACAAACCACGGCAGGTTTCGCAGGCTACGAAGGCGCAACACCTTTCCTTCATTCGATCCCTTCTCAGGGCCGCGGCGAATGACTGGGGCTGGATAAAAACAGCACCTGTTATCAAAACCCGCAAGCCGATCAGTAAGCGGATACGGTGGCTGACCAGAGAAGAAGCTGAGCGGTTGATCGAGTGCATGCCGGAGAGCATTAAGCCAGTGGTGATATTTGCACTGGCAACCGGCCTGCGCCGCTCAAACATCATCGGGCTTGAGTGGCAGCAGGTCGATATGCAGAGAAAGGTTGCATGGGTAAATCCGGAGAACGCAAAAGCGGGCAAGGCGATTGGCGTAGCTCTGAATGATACCGCATGCAGGGTATTAAGGGATCAGATAGGGAAGCATTCCCGGTGGGTGTTCGTTCACACCACGGCAAAACATCGCCCTGATGGAACACTGACGCCCGCTGTGAGAAAAATGCGGGTGGATGACAATAACGCCTGGCGCGCCGGACTGAAAAAAGCGGGGATAGAGGATTTCCGTTTTCACGACCTCCGGCACACCTGGGCGAGCTGGTTAATCCAGTCCGGCGTCCCGCTTTCTGTTTTACAGGAAATGGGCGGATGGGAGAGCATCGAGATGGTGCGCCGATATGCTCACCTGGCACCAAACCATTTGACCGAACACGCACGGAAAATTGACGCCATTTTTGGCTCTAACGACACAAATACGACACAAGGAGGAAATCAGGCTGGACTAAAACTTGCGTAAGTTACTGATTCTTAATGGTACGCCCTACAGGATTCGAACCTGTGACCTACGGCTTAGAAGGCCGTTGCTCTATCCAGCTGAGCTAAGGGCGCCCTGAGAAGCGAGTGCTTCGCGGAGTGAAACGCGTGGAATTATACGGTCCACGTCGGTTGAGTCAATCCATTTTGCCAGGAAACTGCGGGGCTTATACGACGCTGGCGAAATATCCTCCACCAACTGTACAAGAAGCATACCGCCGGGCCTAATGCGCGCGTAAATCGACTCAGTGGCCAGGCGCAACGCACCAATAACCATGTAATAACCATGGTCATAACAGGCTAAATTAGCCTCAGACAGGATAAAACAGCAAACGAGGACTGACAGCGAGGCCCGCTTCTGACAAAATATCCTCATCCCCCTTTCGTAAAGATACAGATGGAATCCTCTCTCTGATGGCAGCAAAAATTATTGACGGTAAAACGATTGCGCAGCAGGTACGCTCTGAGGTTGCGGAAAAAGTGAAGGCTCGCGTTGCGGCCGGAAAACGCGCCCCTGGGCTGGCCGTCGTGCTGGTCGGCAGCAACCCGGCCTCGCAGATTTATGTCGGCAGCAAGCGCAAAGCATGTGAAGAAGTGGGCTTCGTCTCCCGCTCTTACGATCTCCCGGAAACCACCAGCGAAGCCGAGCTGCTGGAGCTTATCGACACTCTGAATGCCGATAAGACCATCGACGGTATTCTGGTTCAGCTGCCCCTGCCGGCAGGGATCGATAACGTCAAAGTTCTCGAGCGCATCGCGCCGGATAAAGACGTCGACGGCTTCCATCCTTACAACGTTGGCCGCCTGTGCCAGCGCGCGCCGCGCCTGCGTCCGTGCACTCCGCGCGGTATCGTGACCTTGCTGGAACGCTACAATATCGACACCTACGGCCTCAATGCGGTGGTCATTGGCGCTTCCAATATCGTCGGTCGCCCGATGAGCATGGAGCTGCTGCTGGCCGGCTGCACCACCACCGTCACCCACCGCTTTACAAAAAACCTGCGCCATCATGTCGAAAACGCCGACCTGCTGATCGTCGCGGTGGGCAAACCGGGCTTTATTCCTGGCGAGTGGATTAAAGAAGGGGCGATTGTGGTCGATGTCGGCATCAACCGTCTGGAAAGCGGCAAAGTGGTCGGCGACGTGGTGTATGAAGATGCCGCCGAACGCGCGTCCTACATCACCCCGGTTCCCGGCGGCGTTGGCCCGATGACCGTCGCCACCCTGATCCAGAACACGCTGCAGGCGTGCGAAGAGTATCACGACGTTGAGGAGGCCTGA